GTTCGAGATATGGTCCAGAACGAAGAGGCAGACCAGTATGAACTCGTTGAATTTCCAGCGATCTTTAATGAAGGAACAGATCAAGAAGCAGCTCTCTGGCCTGAATGGCTGTCATTGGCCTCTTTGCGTCAAACTAAGGCTTCTATGCCTGTGTTCCAGTGGAACGCTCAGTATCAACAAAACCCAACCGCTGAAGAAGCCTCTGTAGTTAAGCGTGAATGGTGGAATTGGTGGAAAAAAGAAGACCCACCTACCTGTGAATACGTAATTATGAGCCTAGACGCTGCGGCAGAAACCCATAACCGTGCTGACTTTACTGCAATAACAGTTTGGGGTGTATTTTTTAACGAAGAAAACGACTGTCACAACATTATTTTGCTCAATAGCATCAAAAAACGATTAGAATTTCCGGAATTAAAAGATTTAGCGTGGCAAGAATGGCAAGAATGGCAGCCCGATGCGTTCATTGTGGAGAAAAAATCGGCAGGAACAGCGTTATATCAAGAATTACGGCGTACAGGCATGCCTGTTACCGAATACACACCCCATAGGGGTAGTGGTGACAAATTAGCTCGGTTAAATAGCGTAGCGGATATTGTAAAAAGTGGTTTAGTGTGGGTTCCTGAGACACGCTGGGCTGAAGAAGTGGTAGAAGAGATTGCAGGATTCCCGTTTATGAGTCATGATGACTTGGTAGATTCAACGGTAATGGCACTAATGCGTTTTAGACAGGGTGGATTTATAAAATTACCAAATGATGAACCAGATGAAATTAGATTATTTAAATCTAGTCGGTTCAAAGGATACTATTAAGGATATATATGGCAATTGAAAAAGCACTATATCAAGCTCCAGTTGGGATAGAAGAAGCTGCTGCAATGGAGAGTCCAATTGAGATTGAGATTGAGGATCCTGAGTCAGTCACTATTGGAATTGATGGATTAGAAATTACAATTGAACCCGATGAAGAATCTGAAGATGATTTTAATATCAACTTAGCTGAATATTTAGATGAAAGCACTTTAACTGAACTTTGTGGTGATTTAATTGGCGATTTTGATTCAGATATTGCTTCTCGTAGGGATTACATACAGACTTACGTAGATGGTCTTGAACTCCTTGGTATGAAGATTGAAGAGCGCACTGAACCGTGGGAAGGCGCTTGTGGTGTCTATCACCCCCTTCTTTCCGAAGCTTTAGTCAAGTTTCAAGCTGAAACAATGATGTCAATATTTCCAGCTTCAGGACCAGTAAAAACACTAGTAATTGGTAAAGAAACTCCTGAAAAAAAAGATGCTGCTGAACGTGTACAGCAGGATATGAACTATCAATTAACTGAAATAATGCCTGAATATCGCCCTGAAACAGAGCGTATGTTATGGGGGTTAGGGCTTGCCGGTAATGCTTTTAAGAAAGTATATTACGACCCAAATTTAGAGCGTCAAGTAGCTATGTTTGTGCCAGCAGAAGACATGGTTGTACCTTATGGTGCATCAGATTTAGCGTCTGCTGAACGTGTCACACATGTTATGCGTAAAACTGAAAATGATTTAAAAAAACTTCAGGCGGCTGGTTTTTATCGTGACGTTGATTTAGGTGAGCCAAACAACACTCTTGATGAAGTTGAAAAGAAAATTGCAGAAAGAATGGGTTTCAGAGCCACTTCAGATGATCGTTACAAACTCCTTGAAATGCATGTTAACTTAGATTTAAAAGGGCATGAGCATAAAAATGAAGATGGAAAACTCACCGGTATTGCCTTACCTTATGTAGTTACGATTGAGAAAGGTACACAAAATGTTCTTTCAATTAGACGTAATTGGAACCCAAATGATGAAACGTGTCAAAAGCGTCAACATTTTGTCCATTATGGGTATATTCCGGGATTTGGCTTTTATTATTTTGGCCTTATCCATCTTATCGGTGCTTTTGCTAAGTCTGGTACTTCTCTTATCCGACAGCTTGTGGACGCAGGCACACTGGCGAATTTGCCAGGTGGCTTTAAAACCAGAGGTTTGCGAATTAAGGGAGACGATACCCCGATTGCTCCAGGTGAGTTTAGAGACGTAGATGTACCGTCAGGAGCTATTAAAGACAACTTAATGACTCTCCCGTATAAGGAGCCAAGCCAAGTATTAATGTCCTTACTTAATCAGATTGTTGAAGAAGGTCGACGTTTTGCTAACACTGCTGATTTGCAGATTAGTGATATGAGTTCTCAAGCACCGGTGGGAACAACGTTGGCTATTTTAGAACGTACTTTAAAAGTAATGTCTGCTGTACAGGCTCGTGTTCACTACAGTTTGAAGCAGGAGTTAAAGTTACTCAAGAAAATTATTGCTGAATACACACCAGAGGAGTACAGCTATGAGCCAAATGAAGGGTCCAGATTTGCTAAAAAGTCTGACTACGATGATGTGGACGTCATCCCTGTTAGCGATCCTAATGCTTCAACAATGGCGCAAAAGATTGTTCAATATCAAGCAGTAATGCAGCTTGCAGCACAGTCACCAAACTTATTTAATATGCCCTTGTTATATCGTCAGATGTTAGACGTGCTTAGTATTAAGGATGCTCAGAAGCTTGTACCTCTACCAGAGGATATGAAGCCCAAAGACCCAGTCACAGAGAACCAAGACATCCTGATGCTAAAACCTGCTAAAGCGTTTGCACGTCAGGATCACAAAGCACACATCCAGGTGCATATGGCTCCTATGCAAGATCCAATGATTATGCAGATGTTACAGGGTAATCCACAAGCTCAGCAGATGCAGGCAGCGATGCAGGCACATATTGCTGAACACTTGGGTATGCAGTACAGAATTGAGATTGAGCAACGTCTTGGTATGGCTCTACCACCTCAGTACGATGAGGCAGGAGAAGAAGTTGAAATGGACCCAGCGCTTGAAGCCAAGTTAGCACCACTACTTGCACAAGCAGCCCAGCAAGTTCTACAACAGAATCAAGCGCAAGCTGCACAACAGCAAGCTGCCCAACAAGCTCAAGATCCATTACTTCAATTACAACAACGTGAAGTGGCTATTAAAGAAGCAGATCAACAACGCAAGGCACAGAAAGATCAGATTGATGCGATGCTAAAAGGTAAGCAGCTTACTATTGAAGAGCAAAGAATCCAGGCGCAAGCTAAGGATGCGGCTGATAAAACTAAAAATGAAATGTTAAAAGTAGCTGCAGAGATGCGGGACAACCGTGAGAAGTTAGTAATAAAAGAGGTATTAGATGTTATGAAACCAAGTAAGAAAGGTAATTAATGGATGCTTCTGATGTTCTAGTGGACATGCTAGACAAAGAGATAACAGGTAAACGAGATTGGGTAGGTAGTGGACAAGCTAAAGACTATCCCGAATATCAAAAGATTTGTGGAGAGATCAAAGGTCTGCTCTTTGCAAGGCAGGAAATATTAGATCTAAAACGTAAATTGGAGAACTCGGACGATGAGTGAAACCTTAGATTTGTCACAAGCAGTAGACTTAGCTGCCGTAATGCAAAAAACAGCTGAAGAACGGGCACGACAACTACCTGAACCTAAAGGCTATCGTATATTGTGTGCAATACCAGAAGCGGAAGAAGCCTTTGAAAGCGGAATTATTAAGTCCGATGAAACTCGTAGGCACGATGAACTTTTATCTACAGTGTTATTTGTAGTAAAAATAGGTTCGGATTGTTATAAAGATCCGGGGCGTTTCCCAAATGGGGCATGGTGTAAAGAGGGCGACTTTATTTTGGTTAGGCCCAATGCAGGGACTAGATTGGTCATCCATGACCGAGAGTTCCGTTTAATTAATGATGATTCTGTGGAGGCTGTAGTTCAAGACCCACGTGGCATTAAACGTAAGTTTATTTAAGGAGGCTGGACATGGCTGAATTTGAAAAAGAAGTCTATAAATTTCCTGATGAAATAGAAGATAAGGATAAACCCGTAGATACAGAAGATAAGGGTAAACCCTTAGAAGCAGATTCATCGGATGACCTTGAGATTGAAATTGAGGACGACACTCCTGCAGAAGATCAAGGTAGAAAACCTGCTGATCCAGAACAAGTTAAGAAACTAGAAGTTGAGGTTGATGACTTAGATAAGTACAGTAAAGACGCTAAAGATAAAATCATTAAAATGAAGCGTGTTTGGAACGACGAACGTCGTCGTGCTGATATTGCTGAACGAGAGCGTCAAGCTGCTATTGACGCTACACAACGTTTAATGGAGGAAAACAAGCGAATTAAGGAAATGCTTTCTAAAGGGGAAGCAGAGTACAAAGCCGCCGTTACTACTACATCAGAAGTTCAATATGAAATGGCTAAAAAAGCCTATCGAGAGGCTTATGATGCTGGAGACTCAGAAAAACTAATAGATGCTCAAACGGCATTAACAAAAGCACAATTTCAACTTGAAAATGCAAAGAATTTTAAACTTCCCCCTTTACAAGAAGATAAATATGATGTACAAACTAATCAACAGTATCAAAATGCACCTCAACAAGACGCAAAGTTGATAGATTGGCAAGTCAAAAATACTTGGTTCGGACAGGACGAAGAAATGACGGCAGCGGCTCTGGGACTTCATGAGAAGCTAAAACGCCAAGGAGTGCAAATTGGATCTGATGATTATTATGCAAAGTTAGACAATACAATGCGTAAACGGTTTCCTGAAAACTTTGACGAAGACATTGAACCGTTGGAATTAGATGAAACAGCACAAAAGGCAGACACGCCTAGAGCTAAATCAGCTACGGTTGTAGCGCCAGCGACTCGGTCGACCGCACCGAAAAAGATTAGGCTAAAGCAGTCGCAAGTTGCGATCGCTAAAAAACTTGGTCTTACTCCTGAGCAGTATGTCCGTGAACTTATGAAATTGGAGGCCTGACATGGCTACAAATAGATTAGATAGAGAAGTAGATACTCGTGCAACAAGCGAACGCCCTAAGCAGTGGGCGCCAGCGGAATTGCTCCCTGAGCCAGATAAACAGGCTGGGTATGCGTATAGATGGATTCGTACTTCAACGCTGAATCAGGCGGATCCCCGCAATCTCTCTGGGAAATTCAGAGAAGGATGGGAACCTGTGGCAATTGAAGAACAACCCAAGTTTCAACTGCTAGTTGATCCCAATAGTCGCTTTAAGGACAATATTGAGATTGGCGGGTTATTGCTTTGCAAGACTCCAGAAGAATTTGTTGCCCAACGTAAT